GATGAAGTAGAGATTATAGTGTCTGGTAAATTTAGAATAAGTAAAGTAGAATCGCACCCAAGAGGAAAGGAGAACAAGAGGCAAGAAGGCAATAGCTTACAGGACCTCTTGAATTCTCCAAACCCTCCAAGATATGATCAGCATGTCATAGTCATAACGTTAGAGGATATAAAATGAAATTTTTATTATTATTAACATTAGCACAAGAGACCGAAGAACCAAAGGTCAAATATCAAAAAGAAACGGTCATAGACTTTGAAGGATTAGAATTAGAAGGCGAACTGGTAAGGCCGCAAGGTAACCTCATCTTAGAAAGAAAACGAGCAAATTTCAACCCTCTCATTAGACTAAGAGACACTTTTGATGCCGAGATCAAACAATCGGGAAAGGACATAGAGTAGTGAAATTGACAACAAAACAGTTAAAACAAATCATTAAAGAAGAATTAGGCTCGCTTGTAAAAGAAGCAATGTATGTTCCACCCGGGGTGACTGACATCAGAAAAACACTCAATCCCCGACAGAGAAGAGCGGCGGATGAATTATACCAGACAGATCCAATAATGGGATCTGAGTTAGGTGGCGTGGACAAAGATCATATGGGCCCTGAGAAACCCGAACAGATTCTTGGGACTACTGGGATGCGGATACCAAAAGAAACAATTCGAAACACAGCAATAGATTATTTATCATCTGGATGGGATCGTGAGCGAATGCCCTTTAAGAATTGGAATATACACGCACTAAAGCCAAAGGTAATGAACCATGTACTTGACACACATTATCCCGGCTTCAGGGAACGTTTGGCTAATAGATGGAAAGGAGAACCAGAACATCAAAAAAGTCAGGACAATCAGCTTAAATGGCATGGCTTCCCTGACGGTGAGGAGTGGTTCGGGAAACATCGTGAATCTATAGATCAAATTGTCACGGAAGTTATCTATGATATGTTCAAATTGTACAACAAGGAAGTTCTTCATGATATATTCAAATCGGATAGTATGTGAGAAATAGAATATAATTACAAGAAAAAACTTGACAAACCCCTAAAAGCGTGTTATACTATATTTTTACACGGAGATCAAATGACTAGTTTTTTTATGTTTTTGCTAATGGCATGCCCTGTTGCTCATGCGGATGTGCCAAAGTTTACAAGTATTAAGAAAGGAGAAGCTGCGCCCTTCGCAGGGCGACTATTCAACGACGAGGCTCTTGCAATTATCATTGTTGATAAGAAATTCGAAGGCAAAGAATGCCAGTTGCGTGTGAATTACGAGGTTGATTTGATGAAGGCACATGAAAAATACAAGTTTGATATCCTCACGGCGACTTGTGAAGCAGATGATATGCGTTTGAGCGAACTAATTAGCATTAGGGAAGAAGAAAACAAATTTCTTCGTGAACAGATTAAGCCAAGTAAAAACTCGTGGTGGTTGGCTGGTGGATTTATCACTGGTGTGGCAACTGCGATTGGCATAATGAATGTTATAAAATAGGAATTATTATGAAAATAACAAAACAAAAATTATTGAACTTAATAAAAGAAGAGATGGAGCTAGATAACGTCCTATCAGACGAATTGGAAAATAAAGTTGGACCAATTGCGAAAAAACTTAGAGATGATTTGAAAACAAATGCTGCTGTGGTCAAGATTGTAGACGACGCAGCAAAAAACATTTCTGGTGGAAATGAAAACGTTCAGGGATTAGTCAAGGCAGCTATTCTAAGTAAGATTTTTATTGAAGACTAATGGAGGCACCTTGAGCAAAGATCCAAATTATGCAATTAAAATAGAAAAAGCAATAGCAAAAAAGTATGGCGATGAAACCGTACAGCACCCTAAAAAGAATTGGTGCGATAAAAAAGAAAAAAAATACTTATCGGAAATGAAAAGGCTTTACAAGCCAGAAAGCAATCCAGATGATGATGTTGAAATTGACGGTGTTTTAATATCAAGGAAACTAATTACAAAAGAATCTGATCGTTCTTGTCCGATTTGTAACACATATTCATTCAAATCAAGCGATGATGTTTACATGTCAAAGTTTGGTTGCTGTCAAAGGTGCTACATTCAGTGGGTTGAAGGCCGTGAAGAAAGATGGAAAAACGGATGGAGACCAAATGAAGATTACAAAAACGAGACTTAGAAAAATTATTCAAGAAGAAATGCAAAGACTTGAGGAAATCGATAATGATTGGGCTGTTGAAAAGGCCATGGATGAATTGAGACGATTATTGCTTTCAGGCAGAATCCCAGATCCAATTATGGTTTTAGATGGTTTTATTGAGGAATTGAAAGCTATGTCTGATGGTGGTAGCGACTTGCCGCCAACAGGAGGCTCCATTCCTCCTTCAGGTGACATGGGCGGAATGCCAATGCATGCCGGTATGATGGAAGGATTCAAAAGAAAAAAGAGGAAAAAATAATGGCAGATTCTAATATTTTAGAGATTGTAAGAGGCTTGGCCCAAGCGGCAGCAAATGCTTATGATGGTTCGCATGATGAGCGCTTTGTTCGTGATGGCGAGGCTAAGAAAGTCGGACTCCAGAGAGAGGAAGGTTGCCCTATAATGGATTCTAGGGTTATGGATGGATTTAATGTAAAATTTTACGGAAATAAAATCTGTATAAAATACCAATCAGACATTCAATTGAAAGAGATTCATGGTGGCGGCTTTGAAACAGAGATGGAAAGAAGACTCGATGAGATCAAAAAGTTCTTGCAAAAAGAGTATAAGGTAATCACCGGCAAATCAATTACATTATCAAAAGTAGACGATATTCAGATTTTAGCAACTTCTGTTTCACGAGTAAGGTCATTTGTACAAGCATATCGTCACTATAACATATCCGGCCTAAAAGAAGACGAAGGCTGGAAAGGATCAGAAAATAGATCTGTTGATGATTCTATTAGAAAGTTTTTAGAGTTAAGTAACAATAACAAGAGACCCCAGAACGATACAAGGAAAAAGGGCTAATGTATAATGGCCTTCAGGTTAACAAAGAAACAGATTGTTAAAGAAATACTAAAATGTGGAAAAGATGCTCCACATTTTATTAATAATTATTGTCGAATAAGTCACCCCATGAAAGGTTTGATTCAGTTCAAGACTTACCCATATCAAGATGATTTACTAAATGATTATAATGATTTTAGATTCAACGTTATTCTAAAAGCTAGGCAGTTAGGGATATCAACCATTACTGCTGCTTATTGCGTTTGGTTTATGCTTTTCCACAAAGAAAAGAACATTGTTGTTCTTGCGACCAAGTTCAGCACAGCGGCGAACTTAGTAAAAAAAGTAAAAAGTATGATGAAGAATTTACCTGAGTGGATGAAAATAGCAACAATTGACGTTGACAATAGAACGTCTTTTGAATTATCTAATGGCTCAATCATAAAAGCAGTGCCCACTTCTGAAGACGCTGGTCGTTCAGAGGCGTTATCTTTGCTTGTTGTTGATGAGGCTGCTCATATAGAAAAAATGAATGAAATTTGGACTGCGGTTTACTCCACGCTAGCAACTGGTGGTCGGTGCATTGCACTTTCTACTCCAAAAGGAACGGGAAACTGGTTTCACAAGACGTATATTGGGGCAGTTGACGGAGAAAACGAATTCAATCCCATAGAGCTAATGTGGGATGTGCACCCGGAGCGAGATCAGGCTTGGTTTGAAAAGGAAACTAAAAACATGTCTAAGAGACAAGTGGCCCAAGAATTGCTCTGTAATTTTAACACCTCCGGAGATACAGTTGTTCATCCGGATGATTTGGCTTGGATTCAAGGAAACATCAAAGATCCGATCTATAGAACTGGATATGATAGAAATTTTTGGATTTGGGAGAAATTTGACGGCAATAACCAATACTTACTAACAGCAGACGTAGCCAGAGGCGATGGTGCAGATAATTCTGTATTCCATGTCATAAAACTAAACACCATGGAGATCGTAGCAGAATATCAGGGCAAACCATCTTTAGATTTATATTCTAGGATCCTGTTTGATGCCGGTGTTGAATACGGAAATTGCTTATTAGTTGTCGAGAACAACGGAATTGGGATCTCTGTTTTAGAAAAGCTATGTGATTTGGGATATCCTAATCTTTACTATTCAATAAAGTCAACGCATGAGTTCGTTGAGTCTTATCAGGGGGAAGTGATGGACAAGGCCGTAGCAGGGTTTACTACTTCTACCAAGACAAGGCCACTGGTTGTGGCTAAATTGGAAGAATTTTTTAGGAATCGACTCTTAACAACTTATTCATCTAGAATTTATCACGAATTGAAGACATTTATTTGGCAAAACGGCAAACCACAAGCAATGCGTTCATATAACGACGATTTGGTTATGGCACTTGCCATCGGCTGCTGGGTCAGAGATACCGCTCTACAGGTCAACAAGAGAGAAGTAGAATATAAAAAAGCGCTATTGAATTCTATGTATAAAAGTGACAGCGTTATGAACACAACAATTAAAGGAATGAAGGGCTACAACGAAAAAATTGAAGAAAAACAACAAAAATTCAAAGAAGATATGACTAAATTCTCATGGATTTACAAAGGATAAAAAAATGGCTTATAATAAAAATAACAAGAATCCGTATAATGAAACATCAGGGCTTTTCAAAGCGCTCACAAAATTATTTTCGGGTCCAATAATAAATAGAAGAACTCAAACAGGCAGAAAACTCAGACGCAGACATTTAGACATGTTTTCATCTAAGTTTAGATCTGCTAGCGGTAAACAATTCAAAAAGACAGAATACAATGCAATGAATGCGATCACTGTCAACATGATCTCGGCTAGAAATAGAACAGAGCGTTATGTAGATTTTGATGAAATGGAATATGAACCAATAATTGCATCTAGTATTGATATTTATGCGGACGAAATCACTACACACTCCTCAATACAACCAATGTTGAAGATCAAGTGTCCGAATGATGAAATAAAGGCAATTTTAAATTCATTATATTACAATGTTTTGAACATAGAGCACAATCTTTTTGGATGGGCTCGCACCATGTGTAAGTATGGCGATCTATTTTTGTATTTAGACCTTGACGATAACATAGGAGTTCGTTCGTGCATTGGGATTCCGTCCCAAGAAGTGGAAAGATTAGAAGGCGAAGATGAATCAAATCCAAATTATGTACAATTCCAGTGGAATTCTGCTGGTTTGACATTAGAAAACTGGCAGGTTGCACATTTTAGGGTTTTAGGAAACGACAAGCACTATCCATACGGGACCTCAGTCTTAGAGCCAGCCAGACGCATATGGAGGCAGCTAATTTTGTTAGAAGACGCCATGATGGCCTACAGAATTGTTCGTTCTCCAGAAAGACGAGCATTTTATATTGATGTTGGGTCTATTCCCCCGCAAGATGTTGAGCAATATATGCAAAAAGTCATGACTCAAATGAAGAGACACCAAGTTGTTGATCCGAAAACTGGTCGGGTTGACTTACGATACAATCCGCTTTCTATTGAGGAGGATTATTTTATTCCAATCCGTGGTGGTGCTTCCAACACAAAAATCGAATCTATGAAAGGTGGGGAATTTACCGGCCAAATAGAAGATGTTAAGTATCTGCGTGAAAAGTTGTTCGCAGCGTTAAAAATCCCACAATCATACCTTGTTATGGGTGAGGGCGCACAAGAAGACAAGACAACATTGGCCCAAAAGGACATCAGGTTTGCGAGAACAATTCAAAGACTACAAAGATCTGTTGTGTCTGAATTGGAAAAAATAGGAATTATACATCTTTTTACATTGGGCTATCGTGGAGATGACTTGCTGTCATTCAAGTTAGGTTTGAACAACCCTTCAAAAATAGCAGAATTACAAGAACTGGAGCACTGGAAGACTAAATTCGACGCAGCGGGTGCGGCCACTGAAAACTATTTCTCTAGAAGGTGGGTAGCAGAAAACATGTTGGGTGTATCCGAAGAAGAGTTCCTCAGAATGCAAAGAGAGATGTACTTCGACAAAAAATTCTTAGCAGATCTTGAAAAAGCAGCATCTGGTGAACAAGGAGGCGGTGACGATCTCGGTGGTGGTGATCTAG